CAGGCAGACTGTTCGAGAACACATACGGTCGTAGGTGCCAACTTCGTGACCGTAAGATCGGTAAGATCTATCAAAAGGAAGACAATCCTTCATACCAACTTCAGACATTCCTTGAGAACCTCAAGGACAGATTCCCTGAGGTAACTATCGTAGGTTTCCGTCTTGTAGCACCTAGAGATTCATACTCATACTTCCGTCAACTTGGTTTTATGGGTCAACTCAAGCGTGTAGATCTTGCACACAATAAGTTCAAGAAGGACAAGTTTGTACAGATCGATACTTCTAAGTACGATGTACTCTATGTACTTCCTACAAACAACCTTGAAGAGTCCGAGTCTATCGAAGTCGAGGACGGTGCAGAGATCAAGCAGATCCGTGCTGCCTTCAAGAAACTTTACAAAGGCAAGAACAGCAACAAGAAGATGCTTTCTTCCCTCAGTAAGACAATCGCATAAGTGGCACACGGACCTCCCATCCGTGGTCCATCTGCTCTATACTTAATTCATACAAACAAACACATAAAACAAATGCCTTTCGATCCAATCCCACACACAACAGAAGACTTCTTCAACTATCTTACAGAGAACTTCGGTCCAGAAGTTTCTGTTCCTAATCTCCTTGCAGCATCAGATCACTTCAACTGTTCTCTTGCTACTGTAAAGAAAAGACTCAAGCAGTACAAGACAGGATACAACAAGTGGGAATTGACTGTCGCTGAGGCACGTAAGCAACTTGAGACAATCATTGCTCAACCTGACGTATCACTTGTTCCTTCAAAAGATCCTAACTACGTTCCTTTCGGTAACTACAGCACAATCAAGAAAGTTATCAAGAGTAAAGCATTCTACCCAACATATATCCAAGGTCTGTCAGGAAACGGTAAAACACTTGGTGTCGAACAAGTATGTGCGTCTCTAAATAGGGAGTTGATTCGCGTTAACATTACTATTGAGACCGACGAAGATGATCTTATTGGTGGTTTTCGTCTTGTTAATGGTGATACTGTTTGGCACAACGGACCAGTCATCGATGCTCTGGAGAAAGGAACTGTGTTGCTTCTAGACGAAGTAGACCTTGCATCAAACAAGATTCTTTGTCTCCAGTCTGTCCTTGAGGGTAAAGGTGTATTCCTTAAGAAGATCGGTAAGTATGTCAAACCTGCCCCAGGATTCAACGTCATCGCAACTGCTAACACCAAAGGTAAAGGTTCTGATGACGGTCGTTTCGTAGGAACAAATGTTCTCAACGAAGCATTCCTTGAGCGTTTTGCTATCACTCTTGAACAGGACTATCCATCTGTAGTCACAGAAACCAAAATCCTTAAAGGTATCTGTGATGACGCTGACTTCTGCAAGCGTCTTGCTGACTGGGCATCTATCATCCGCAGGACATTTGCTGAAGGTGGTATCGATGAGTTGATCTCTACTCGTCGCTTGGTTCACATTGCAAAAGCATTCAACATCTTTGGTTCCAAGGAAGATGCTATCAAGTTCTCTATCAATCGTTTTGATGAAGAGACAAAGCAAGCATTCTTTGAACTCTATGATAAGATTGACGCGGACTTCGCTCCCGAAGGAGACAAAGTTGTACCCTTGAGTGGTAACGAGGATGTTGACTTAGGGTGATAACTCTGGTAAACTAAAACTATCCTATGGATCTACCTGTTAACGACAAAGAACTTGTCACTATCGTCGCTGCCCTTAAACTGGGTGGCGACACTGCCCTTCACAACAAACTAAAACTTGTTACTGAACTAAGAGCATTGGGTAAACCTTACAAAAAAATCTTACGAGAACAATACGGTTATGTCGTTTAAGTATGAAGAGAGTGAAACTCTCGATCATTTGAAAGACTACATCAGCAACACATACAAAGGTCACTATTCAGCAGGCAACGATAAAATTCAAACACTGGATTTAATTGAAGCGTGTGGTGATGCTGAGGCATTCTGTAGGAGCAACATCCTAAAGTATGCCTCTCGTTATGATAAGAAGGGTTCCGCCAAAATGGACCTTCTGAAAGTGATGCATTACGCAGTCCTTCTATACCACTTTTCACAAAAACAATCTATCACGGAAACTTACCCTCAATGAGCACAGTAAAGATCTCCAAAAAAACTCAATCAATCCTTAAGAATTTTGCTACGATCAACAAGTCTATCGTTATCGATCCTGGTAGTAGGATCCGTACGATCTCTGTCAACCGCAACATTTATGCTAGTGTCGAGGTTGCTGAAAAGTTCCCTCAGCAGGTCCCGATTTATGACCTCGGTCTGTTCCTCTCTGGTCTCTCACTCTTTGAGAGTCCGATTTTTGACTTCAGTGACCCTCAGAAACTTGAGATCAAAGATGAGATCCACCAAGCGAGGACGCAGTATTACTACTCTGATCCAGACATCATCACAAAACCGCCGTCCAAAGAACTGGACATCCCTGGGGTAGATGTTGAATTTAATCTTCGTACTGATACTCTTGCTGATCTTCTCCGTGCTGCTTCCGTCTACCAAGTGCCTGATCTATGTTTGTACAACGGTGGTGGGAACATTAACTTGATGGTATGTGACAAGAAGAATGAAACAAGCAATACATTCAGTGTCCCAGTTGGAACTCTTAACAATCCTGATGATGAGTTCTGTTACTGTTTCAAGGTAGAGAATCTTAGATTGCTCCCTGGAGATTACAAGGTTCGTATCGCTAAGAACAAGATCGGACACTTCCAATCTACAGGCACACCCCTTGAATACTACATCGCTCTAGAACCAAAAGGCAAATGAAGCAAACTGACCTCTTCAGAGTTCCAGTCTACATCCACTCAGTCCGTGACTGGGATAAGATCAAGGAATCATTCTTGAACAAGATTGACTGGAATGACCCTGAGTGTCAGGATCTAATGCAGGATGATTACCTCAATGGCGGTTATAGTGATTTCCACAAATACTATGCTGCAGGTCGTAATGCAGATTATTATGACGAATTGATGACCATCCTGTCTCAACCGCTTCAAGAGTTTGCTAGTATGAACCCAGGAGCGTTTGTGACTAATGCGTGGTGCCAAAGGTATCCCGCTAACACTTGTCACTCTGCACACAATCACGGTGCAATCGGATACTCCTCTGTGTTCTATGCTCAACTGGGTAGAGCACATCAACCCACGTCATTCTTCTCACCGTTGATTGATCCGTGGTCTGGACAGATCGAATCGATCAATCCACAATGTAGAGAGGGAGACATCATCTTCTTCCCTTCATATCTTATCCATCAATCGCAACCACATCGTGCTGCTGAGGATAAGATTATTTTTTCTTTCAATTTATATCTCTCTGGAGATACTATTTCATTATGAGTGATTTTCTTTGGTGCGAACAATATCGTCCTCGTAAGATTGACGATTGTATTTTGCCTGAGAATATCAAGAGTGTGCTAAGTAAGTTTGTAGAGTTAGGAGAGATTCCTAATCTTTTACTGTCTGGTCCTCCTGGTATTGGCAAGACCACAGTAGCGAAAGCATTGTGTGAACAACTAGAAGCAGATTATTATGTCATCAACGGATCAGACGAAGGAAGGTTCCTTGATACAGTCAGAAACAATGCAAAGAATTTTGCATCGACCGTATCTCTTACTTCAACATCTAAACACAAAGTCATCATCATTGATGAGGCAGATAACACAACCCCTGATGTTCAACTCCTCCTCAGGGCAAGCATTGAGGAGTTCAGTGGCAACTGTAGATTCATCTTCACTTGCAACTACAAAAACAAAATCATCGCACCCCTCCATTCTCGCTGCTCAGTTGTTGACTTCTCCATCACAGGAAAGCAAAAGCAACAACTCGCAGCAGAGTTTTTCAAGCGTGTCCAGTCCATCCTTGAAGAACAAAAGGTCACTGCAGAACCTCGCGTTCTGGCAGCGTTAGTACAAAAGTATTTCCCTGATTTCAGACGAACTCTAAATGAACTCCAACGTTATTCTTCCATTGGTAAGATTGACACTGGTGTTCTTGCTGCTGTATCTGATACTAAACTTGACGACCTAGTTACCTTCTTGAAGGGTAAAGAGTTTACCAAGATGAAGAAGTGGGTAGTACAGAATCTTGATAACGAACCCACACAGATTATGAGGAATGTTTATGACAGTCTCTATACATATCTGGCACCTCAGTCTATTCCTGAGGCAGTCCTTTTAATCGGTGAGTATCAATACAAGTCTGCATTTGTTGCAGATCAGGAAATCAATCTTGTTGCATTCCTTACTGAACTAATGATGAGGTGTCAATTCAAATGAAGACTAGACCACGAGAGTATCACTTCGTAGATGCTCTGACTGATATTAGATCAGCAGTTTTGTTAATCGGACTCCACGGACCAAACCTTGTAGGTATGGAACTTGGGGTCTTTCGTGCAGAGAGTCATCTGACTATCCTGCAGAACTGTCCTAACGTGAAGAAGTTGTACGGTGTTGATAACTGGAGACCATATACTGACTGGATGAATCCTAACGGTGATGGTCCACTCAACTCCACAACTGAAGCACAGATGGAAACACACGAGTGGATTGCTAAACATCACATCAAGTGGTCTGGTGTAGCAGATCGTTCCGAACTTTGGAAGGGCAACACATCAGAACTACACGAAGAGGTGGATAACAATTCATTTGATTTTATATTCTTTGATGCTTGGTTAGACTACGAACAAGTTAAACGTGAACTGACTGACTGGTATCCCAAACTTAAGAAGGGCGGTCTATGTATCGGTCACGATTATAACGCTGAAGCAGTGAATGTTGGTGTAGCAGAGTTCAGAGACATAAATGATATTAACAAACATATGGCAACATATGATTCTATGTTCGCTTGGAGAAAATGAATCACATTGGATTAGAAGTTGTCTTCTGGACAACTATCACAGTTTACATTCTCGCTAGAGTAGGGGTCTTCAGAAAATGAAGAAACACCACATCTTTCCTATCGAGATCTTCACCTTTGAACGACCTGATCTCGTAGATCCTGTATTGGATGCACTTGATCCTATTGATCGTGGTATGTTTAACTTCCCACATCCTGTACAGTCAACTAAAGGTAACCTTCACAATATTCCTTCATTCAAACCACTGGTTGATTGGATCGAGGAATGTATGGAAGAACTAAAGAAAGATCAAGAGTTTGAGATGTGGGGTAAGTTCGAAGTCTCTATGATGTGGGGCAACGTATCGATGCCTCGTAGCGAGGGTATGCATCAACCACACAGACACCCTCTTTCATACTGGTCAGGTGTCTTCAATCTTACTGAAGGACACCCTACGCAGTTCCAAGACCCCTGTTGGGTCCGCTCGTACAATCAGATGGAAATAGTCTCATCAGCATATAAGAACGCTTGTAGCGCCCCTGAGTGGCGTCCTGGGACATTGGTGATCTGGCCAAGTTGGTTGGTCCACTTCTCAACACCGCACGTGGGTGAAGAATACCGTGCAAACATTGCATTCAATGCAGTGCCGACTGGTCCTATTAACTTCGGTCCTTTCGGACAAAATATGGTCAACTGGAAGTTGATCAAAGACGACCCTATTATGCATTCCGACCCAAATGAAAATAACAATGAAGAACACCAAGAAGGAAATGTTTGAGGAACTACAGAAAGTAGATACCTACAGACAAGAGCGTAACATTCTCACCTACTTGGCAATAACCTTTTTCGTAACCACCTGCTTGTTCTAAATGAAAATCGACAGATACTATGATCCATACGAAGATCTTGAAAGAGAGATCATTGCTGATCTAGAGTATGCAGCACAGAGAATTGGTGGTAAGATGGAAAGAATCACCCGAGTAGATTCTCGTGGTAGATCTTCCAAAGTGATTACTATTGAATATGATGTTAACGAACCTGGGTGAAATGAAATCTTATAAAACTCCGCTGCGCTATCCAGGTGGTAAGTCACGTGCAGCAGCGAAGTTATATCCTAAGTTTCCAAACAACATCAAAGAATACAGAGAACCATTCCTAGGGGGTGGTTCTATGGCAATCTATTTTTCAAAAGCAAATCCAGACACACCTGTATGGGTAAATGACACATACTATTACCTGTACAACTTTTGGATTCAACTCCAAGATCGTGGGTATGATCTGAGTGATACATTGATGGCACTCAAGAACGCTCACGATACTAAGGAGAAAGCAAAAGATCTATTTCTCAAATGCAAGGCAGACATCGCCAACGTATCTGAGTTTCAACAAGCAATTTATTTCTACGTGCTTAATAAGTGTTCATTCTCTGGACTCACAGAGAACAGTTCATTTTCTAAGCAAGCATCTGTATCTAACTTCAGCAAGAAAGGAATCAAGAAACTTGCTCACTATCAACAGATCATTGAGCATTGGGAGATTACCAATGTTGACTATAGTGAACTGATGACAGATGAAAAAGATGTATTCTCCTTCTTAGATCCTCCATACGACATTAAAGATTTCTTGTATGGAACTAAAGGTGAAATGCACAAAGGATTTGATCATCACAGATTTGCAAAGGTATGCAAAGAAACTACACAGGACTGGATGATCACCTATAATTCAAATGAGAACACTCGTGCTCTCTTCAGCGAGTATAATCAAGAAGAATGGGATCTCACATATACAATGAGATCTGTGGGCAACTACAACACCGAACAATCCAAACGTAAAGAACTTCTCGTCACCAACTATGTCAAAGCACCACAAGGACTACCCTTTAACTGATTACTTAAACAGTATCAATCATACTAAAGAAGATCTTCGTGAACGTGGAGACGACTGGATGAAGAAGTATCCTTCTTACATCGTCAACAAATGTTTGAGTGGATTCAAAGAGACAGTGCTATATGCTAATGCTGTCAATGAGTTCCACCAACTTGATAATGACCTTCAATATTCATTTTATCTAAATAGTCTGAGAAAGAAACGCCGTTTCTCTCCCTGGCAACGTAAGGACAAGGTAGAACATCTTGACCTCATCAAAAAATACTTTAAGTATTCAGATGAAAAAGCACGGGATGCACTTAGAATTCTGACCAACGATCAGATTGAATTGATTAAATTAAAAATGAATACTGGAGGTAAAACCAATGGCAGGTGAGATCGAGATTTCTTGGTCCCCCGATATGATGGTAGAGGTTAGTCTCAAGCAACCTGATGACTTTCTCAAAGTCAGAGAGACTCTTACTAGGATCGGTGTAGCATCGAGAAAAGAAAAGAAATTATTTCAGAGTTGTCATATTCTTCATAAGAAGGGCAAGTATTATATTGTCCACTTCAAGGAGTTGTTTGCGTTGGATGGAAAGCACGCGAACCTAACTTCTAATGACGTAGAACGTCGTAACAGAATTACAAAACTCCTATCAGATTGGGGACTTGTAGGTATTGTTGATGAGGAGATCGGTGAACTTGCACCGTTGAATCAGATCAAAGTTATTTCATATAAGGATAAGGGTGAGTGGATCCTAGAATCGAAGTATAATATAGGTAAGAAACGTACAGTCTCAGAATAGATAAATAGGTCAGCAATCCATTCAGCACTATGTCTGAGGAGAAGAAAACACCTCCTAAATCTGAAGAAAAACCAAAAGGTTTCTTCG